CCTGATAAAGATACGACTGCTACGTAAGAAAGCGCACGATGCCATACTTGATAAGAAGTGGGCAGAGGCATGTGATTATCTGGATGACATCGTAGTAGCTGCCCGTGCAGCAAAGATGTTCTGCCTTGGGGAGATAAAGGGGTGAGTACAGTAATCACCTTGGACTTTGAAACCTTCTACAGCCAGACCTACTCCCTGTCCAAGCTAACCACCGAGGAGTACATCAGGGGTTCTGAGTTTGAAACCATAGGGGTATCCGTCAAGGTAGGTGCAGCCCCCGCTGAGTGGTTCTCCGGTTCGCATGAGGAGATTAAGAACTGGCTACAGAAGTTTGCGTGGAGTGAGGCTGTCATGGTGGCGCACAATGCGATGTTCGACGGTGCTATCTTGAGTTGGTGGTTTGACATTCATCCGTGGATCATAGCCGACACGCTATCAATGGCCCGTGCAGTACATGGCGTTGAGGTAGGGGGTAGCCTTGCCAAGCTGGTTGAGCATTACGGGCTTGGGGTGAAAGGCACCGAGGTTGTACAGGCGTTGGGTAAGCATCGGTGCGACTTCGACAAGGAAGAGCTTAGTCGGTACGGTGACTACTGCGTTAACGACTCGGAGCTTACCTACAAACTATTCAACATCTTGGTTGATGGATACCCGAAGAATGAGTTGAAGTTGATCGACCTGACCATGAAGATGTTCACCGAGCCGGTACTGGATTTGGATGCATTCCTGCTTGAGCAGCACCTGTCGGAAGTGAGGGCACGAAAGGAAGAACTCCTTAGCCGGATTGCAGGGGGTGATCCCGAGAAGGCCAAGAAGGACATTATGAGTAACCCCAAGTTCGCCCAGTTGCTGCGGGATCAAGGGGTGGAGCCTCCGACCAAGATAAGCCTGACTACCAACAAGGAAGCTTTTGCGTTTGCCAAGACCGACGAGGGTATGAAGGAGTTGCTGGAACACCCTAGTCTTGAGGTTCAGACGCTGGCTGCGGTACGTCTGGGGGTTAAAAGCACTATTGAGGAGTCACGGACGGAGCGGTTCTTGAGCATCGCACAGCGGGGGGCCATGCCTATCCCCTTGAAATACTATGCGGCACATACCTCGCGTTGGGGTGGTGCAGATAAGGTCAACCTGCAAAACCTGCCCAGCCGGGGGCCAGACGCAGGGGCGTTAAAGAAGGCTATCCGGGCACCAGAGGGGTATGTGGTCATTGATGCAGACTCCTCCCAGATTGAGGCCCGAATGCTTGCTTGGATGGCAGGGCAGGATGATCTGGTTGAGGCTTTCCGGCGTAAGGAGGATGTCTATAGCCTCATGGCATCCTTGATCTACAACAAACCCATAGCAGATATCACAAAGCATGAGCGGTTTGTTGGCAAGTCCACTATCTTGGGGTGCGGCTATGGCATGGGGGCAAAGAAGTTTCAAGCGCAGCTTGCGATATTCGGTGTTCGTATTAGCTTGGACGAGGCAAGGCACATCGTGGAGACTTACAGGTTCACCTACTCCAAGATACCCGCACTTTGGGCGCAGGGGGATCGCTGCCTTGGGGCGGTAGTAGACAGCCAGACTGCTCCCTATGGTAAGGACGGGGTGATCAAGCTTGCATGGGGGTCATTCCATACCCCACTGGGGATACCCCTTAAGTACCATGAGCTTCGTAGGAGTACTAAACCCAATGGAAAGGTAGAGTTCATCTATACTTCACGTACTGGGATAACAGGAATTTGGGGCGGGAAGTTCACGGAGAACATCATCCAGCACTTGGCTCGGGCAGTAATCGGTGAGCAGATGCTAAAGATAGCAAAGAAATATCGGGTGGTGTTGACGGTGCATGACGCGGTGGCAATTATTGCACCAAAGGGAGAGGTGGGAGAGGCGTTGGCTTATGTGGAGAACTGTATGCGTTGGGTTCCTACATGGGCAGACGGCTTACCTCTTAACTGTGAGTCAGGAGTCGGAGCTAACTACGGGGAGTGCTAAATGTTAATAAACGAATCAGCAGCGTACATAGAAGGGGGGCAGATGTATTGCCAGAATGGGGATTTTGTTGGGTTCCGAGATCAAGATGGAATGTATATCCTAATCTCCCCGGGCGTTATAACCGCTCTATATGAAATAGCCAAAGGGATGCAGGGGGAAGAAGATGAGTGCTAAATGGTCATACAGCAGCATGTCGTTGTTCCAGCAATGCCCCAAGAAGTATTACCACCTGAGAATAGCAAAGGATATCAAGGAGCCTACGTCAGAGCAGATGCGCTATGGGTTGATGGCACACAAGGTTGCAGAGGAGTACATCCGTGATGGTGTGCCCATCCCCCCGCAGTTTGAGTACATGTGTGAACCCCTAGACCGGCTCAAGGCTACCGAAGGAGACATATACTGTGAACAAAAGCTGGGGTTGACGCAAGATTTGGAGCCGTGTAAGTTCATGGCGAAGGATGTATGGTGGCGGGGGATTGTGGACTTGCTGGTGATAAAGGGTAACAAGGCACGGATCATTGACTACAAGACGGGCAAGAACACCTACCCCGATACCAAGCAATTAGAACTTCTGTCCCTAGCCATCTTCAAGCACCACCCAGACGTACAAGTGGTCAAGGCAGGGCTTTTGTTTGTAGTGCATCCGTTGCTTGTAATGGAGCGGTACAGCGCAGAGGAGCAGGATGAGAGATGGAAGAAGTGGATACAGCAGTCACAGCAGTTGGATAGCGCAGTAGAGAACGATGTTTGGAACCCTAAACAAAACTTCACTTGCCGCAGTTGGTGCCCAGTAACATCATGTGCAAACAATGGTCGTGGTCAGTGGGACTAAGGAGGTAGCTATGCCATATACGAAATCACCACGCCCGTACAAACATGAGTGGGCAATGGAGCAAGCCCGTGATGAAAAACCCAAACGTGCCAAACGCGCTGCGGCTAGGCGGGAGATGGATGCGAAAGGGGTCAACCGTGCGGGTAAGGATATCGACCACATCGTACCTCTATCAAAGGGGGGCACCAATGCATCGGGGAACTTGCGGTTGAAGAGCCAGAGTGCCAATAGATCATTCAGCAGGAACTCCGATCACACAGTAAAAAAGAATGTGTCTAAAAAATGAGTCGCCCTACATATGAGTCCCACCAAAACGTATCGGAAGAGCTACAGATTGCGGCTACTTTCTGTGAAGTGTTTGCGTGTAAGTATGAGCAGTACCCTCCCCTGCATCACTTGAATGGCAAATTTGTACTGGACGGGCGCACTGCTGCGGTAGTAGAAATTAAACAGAGGCGCAACAAAAGCACCAAGTACCCAACTCTTATGATCAGTGCTGCCAAGTGTGTAAATGGCAGGGAGTGGGGACAGAAGGAAAACGCGCCTTTCATACTACTCGTCAAGTTCACCGATGGGCTGTTTATGACCAAGGTTACCCGCAAGTACCAAGAGGCTATAGGGGGTCGGACAGACCGAGGTGATCCTAATGACCTAGAACGATGTGCGTATATTCCTATGGAAAAATTCTACAAGGTGGCATAGAAAGTAGTTGACAAAGTTTTTGTGTGGGTAGAATATAGTCGGACTAACCGCTCACAGAGGCGGGGCAACAAACAGGTATAAAGTTTTAATAAGGGTCAGGCAAAGTGAAAACCTCACTTCGCCTCAAGACTCATTTACGGGTGAAGAAACGCAATGCAGATTATTGACAATAAAGCACTCCATCTGAAGGTAAGGCATCCCCACATAATCACGGATGTAATACCGTGCAGCAAACAGATCGGGGCGCATGATGTGTTGGTCAAGTGGGGCTTGGAAGAGGCACAAGTACTTAAAAACCTGAAGATCAAAAACGTGCCCTCTCCTATTTTGCGCTCCTACAACTGGCCGGGGATGTACAAGCCGTTTGCCCACCAGATCACAACCTCGGAGTTTCTGACGCTGCATCGCAGGGGGTTTTGCTTTAACTCCCAAGGCACAGGAAAGACAGCAAGTGTGATATGGGCCGCAGACTACTTGATGAAAGCAAAGAAGATAAAGCGTGTGCTGGTGATCTGTCCGGTGTCGATCATGGGGTCAGCTTGGCAGGGGGATTTGTTTCGCTTTGCTATGCACCGCACGTTTGAGATTGCCCATAACCCCAATGGTGAAAGACGCAAGAAGGTCATACGGGGGGACGCTGAGTTTGTCATTATCAACTACGACGGTCTGGAGATTGTGTCAGATGCAATTGTAGATAGTGGTGACTTTGACTTGATCGTGGTTGACGAAGCGAACGCATATAAAAATGTCCATACCAAACGCTGGAAAATATTGAGCAAGATCATTAAGTCAAACACATGGGTGTGGATGCTGACGGGTACTCCTGCATCGCAGGAACCAAGTGATGCCTACGGGCTGGCAAAGATTGTCAACCCAAACGGTGTGCCCAAGTTCTTCGGGGCGTTCCGTGATCAAGTCATGTCCAACATCACGCGCTTCAAGTGGGTGCCCAAAGCTGATGCAACCGAGGTTGTCTACAAAGCATTACAGCCAGCGATACGGTTCACAAAAGAGGAGTGTCTTGACCTACCGGACATGGTGTACGTGACCCGTGAAGTGCCGTTGACTACACAGCAGGAGAAGTACTACAACACCATGCTCAAGCAGCAGTTGGTCATAGCGGCGGGGGAGGAGATTTCCGCACCTACGGCGGCGGCTAACCTGAGTAAGTTACTACAGATTTCCGGTGGGGCGGTCTACACAGACACCAAAGAGGTCATTGAGTTTGACTGTGCCAACCGGCTGCAAGCGTTGAAGGAAGTTATTGACGAGGCAAGCCACAAGGTATTAGTGTTCGTGCCCTACACCCACAGCCTTGTCATGGTGTCCAACTGGTTGAAGAAGCATGGGTATGGCAACGAGATAATCAATGGGGAGGTCACCCCTAACAAGAGAACCGAGATATTCAACAGGTTCCAGACAACACCTGACCCGCAGGTTCTGGTCATCCAGCCGCAAGCTGCATCGCACGGGGTAACCCTTCATGCGGCTAACGTGGTGGTGTATTGGTCACCTGTGATGAGTGTTGAGACGTACCTGCAAGCCAACGCCCGTGTGCATCGAGCGGGGCAAGTTAACAAGGTAACCATCGTGCATTTACAGGGTAGTCGAGTAGAGAGCAAGATGTACAGGATGCTCCAAAGCAAGGTGGACACACACCAACGGCTGGTTGATTTGTACAAGGAAGAACTTCGGGAAGTGGAGGAAGCGTAGATGGCAAATACCTATGAAAATATGGCATACAAAGCCATTATGCGTTATGGCAAAAGTTGGACTGATCCGAGAGGTCTGTTTGGTCACAGCAGCTATTTAAACGACTTTACTAGGGTACGAAGCGAATTGATAGTTGCCAACCCCTACCTAAAACCAGAAGAGCTAGACGCGCTGACAAAGCTGACGTTAAGAGCCGAAGCGTTGAAGAAAGTAGAAGGGGTATGAGTAATTCTGATTGGATACCTGTTGATACGACAGTAACCTTTGAAGAGGCGGCTGATGTAATGAAGATGGTGGGTATCCGTATAAGAATAATAAAAGAAAATCCAGACTTAACTGGAAAGGAGATAACAGCACTTGCCAAGTTTACGATGAAGGCAAACAAACTAGGAGAAACAACATGAGTGAAGAGAAACAACCCATAGATAGATTAATAAAAATCTACATCAAGATGCGGGACGCACGAAAGGAATTGGATAAGCAAGCAAATGCCATTGAGGAACAGATGGAGACAGTAGAGGGACAGATACTAAACATCTGTAACGATACCAACGTAAGCAATTTGAAAACCCCATATGGTCGGATAGTACGATCCATAAAGACGTTCTACACAACCGCAGACTGGCCCTCAATGCATCAGTTTATCAAGGAACACGACGCGCTGGACTTGGTTGAGCGGCGCATTCATCAATCAAACATGAAGACATTCTTAGAGGAGAACGCTAACCTACTACCCCCCGGCTTGAACGCAGACCGTAAGTACACCGTAGTTGTATACCGCAAATGACAGAAGAGGAGAAGA